GCGCTCGACTGCTATTCCGACGGCACGGCCGATGGCGGGCGGCAGATCGGCGGCCTGCAGCTGCTGATCTCGACCTCTCCGACCTCCGGCACCGTCGGCGGCATCTCGCGCGCCACCTGGGGTTTCTGGCGCAACCAGAAATTCTCGGCCTCGGCCGATGGCGGGGCGGCCGCCACCAATGCCAACATCCAGAGCTACATGAACCGGCTCTATATGTCCTGCGTTCGCGGCTCCGACGCGCCCGATCTCGTCGTCGCCGACAACAACTTCTTCCGCCTCTACTGGGAATCGCTGCAGGCGATCCAGCGCATCACCTCGGCGGACAAGGGCATGTCCGGCTTCCAGTCGCTGCAATACATGGGCGCCGACGTGATCTTCGACGGCGGCTTCGGCGGCGGCGCGCCTGTTAATCAGATGTTCTTCCTGAACACCAAGTACCTGTTCTACCGCCCGCACCGCGACCGCGACATGGCGCCGATCGGCGACGAGCGCATGAACACCAACCAGGATGCCTTCGTGCAGCTCATGGGCTTCGCCGGCAACCTCACCATGAACAACGCCTTCCTGCAGGGCGTGTTGTTCGCCTAAGTCGAGAAAGGATCAACTCCAATGACCATCGCAACTTCCCAGACCGATCGTCTTGGCGCGAACCCATTCGTCGTCGAAGGCCCGATCGTTTCCGGCTCCGGTATTCCCGGGCCGAACTTCGCCCTCGGCGCGGTTGCCGGCGGCGACCGTGAATCCGAATGGGTCTATTGCCAGCTCGTGCTGGCCTCGCAGACGACCCTTCAGCCCGGCCAGTGGTTCCAGTGGACCCGGGATTATGTCGCCTCGCTGCTGACCACGGCCGCTGCCGTCGTCGGCCAGCGCTGCGGCGTCTTTTCGGGCGCCGCCCAGCCGCCGACGCTGACCGGCGGACCGGTCGGTGCCGTCACCCTTGCGGCAGGCACCTATTACCTCTGGCTGCAGCGCAATGGCCAGGCGCCGTCGCAGGTGGCAACCGCCACGGCGGCTCTCGTCGTTGCCGAAACCACCACCACCGCAGGCCAGGCGAGCGCCCCGGCCTCGGCGACAACAACCACCAAGGCCATCGCCAACGTCAACTTTGCGGCGGCCAACCAGACGTTTACCGCAACCACCGTCAACGGCTCCAACCTGCTGACCAGCCTGTCCGGCCTCAACGCCGGTTCCGGCCCGTTCATCGGTGCAGCTGTCTCGGGCACCGGGATTGCAGGCGGCACGACGATCTCGGGCATCACCTACAACCCGAACGGCGTCATCCAGAGCATCACCCTCTCGGCCAACGCCACCGCCAACGGCACCGGCATCACCATCACCGCGACGGGTGTGCTCGAGGCGACGCTGATGCGGCCGTTCCTGTCGAAGGTGAACTAAGCCAGGACGTCGACTACGACGGGCGTTTCGGCGCCCGTTGAGATTCCCTTCTCCTTTGTTATGCGCGGCCTGCCCCTCATCCGGCTGCCGCCACCTTCTCCCCGCTTGCGGGGAGAAGGGACATGCCGTGACCTCTCCGTTCCCCCGCTTGCCTCTCGCAGGGCACGTCCCCTCGCCCCGTTTACGGGGAGAGGGTTAGGGTGAGGGGCTGCCACCGGCACGACCTCACAGCCGGCGCTTCGGCGCCCCTTCCTTTCCCCGCCATCAACAGCGAGACACACACCATGCCCGACAGCAGCAACGGAATTTACGCCTCCTTCAGCCTCGAACCGGTCGAGCAGACCTTTCTGACGGAGAAGGAAGGCCGGCCGATTTTTGCCGACAAGGAATTCGTCCGCATCTTCATCTCAGGCGACAAGCATACCGAAGTCTATCGCGAGGTTACCGAAAACGACAAACAGCGCTTTTCCGACGCTTATAAGCGCTTCAAGGAAGGCGCGGCCGCCCGCGAGCAGCTGACCGGCACACCGCTGGCGCAATGGCCCTATCTCAAGCCCAGCCAGATCAAGGAGCTGGAGGCGGTCAATATCTATACCGTCGAGCAGCTCGCAGCGCTTTCCGACACCGTCAAGCAGAAGGTCGGCATGGGGGCGAACGAGCTCGTCGCCGCCGCCCGGGCCTATCTTGCCACCGCCGAAAATTCCAGCGCGGCCTCGGCCTTTGCCGCCGAAAACGAACGGCTGAAGGGCGAGGTCACCCGCCTGCAGGAGCAGATGAAAGAGATGGCCTCCCGCTTCGAGGCCCTCGAAAACGATCGCCAAGGCAGCAAGTCCCGCGGCCGCGTCGCCGCCTGAACCGGAGATCCCGTGCATGTCGCTCTTGACCATCATTCAGAACGTCTGCGCGGAAATCGACCTCGATCCGCCGACGGCCGTCATGTCCTCGGCGGATCCGCAGATCATGCAGCTGCGCATCCTCTCCACCCGCGCCGGCCGCGACCTGATGCGCGAGCATGATTGGTCCACACTCCTGGTCGACAGGCAATTCACCGCGACCGGCGCTAACCCCGAGCCGACTGAGCCGCCCGCCGACTGGGACCGCTTCGCCACCAATGCGAGGATCTGGAACGCTTCGCGCCTCTGGCAGCTCAACGGCCCCGTCGAGCCGCAGACCTGGCAGCGCCAGACGATCCTGAACTCGAGCCCAGTGCCGCAGATCTGGCGCATGTCGGGAGGCAAGCTCGACATCTACCCCAACGCTTCCGGCGAGACGATCGGATACGAATATATCTCCGGCTTCTGGGTGGCGGTGAACGGCGGGGCGACTTATGCCGGCAACTGGGCGAACGATACCGATACGGCGCGTTTTCCCGAGGATCTTCTCGAACTCTCGCTGATCTGGCGCTGGAAGCGGGCCAAGGGCCTCGATTATGGCGAAGAGATCGCCAGTTTCGAGCGATCCAAGGAAGCCGCCATCGGCGCTGATCGCGCCGCAAGCGCCGTCGACCTCTCTCTGCCGGGCAGGGACCAGGCGCCCGAGAATTATTGGCCCGGCACGATCACGGTTCCAAGCCCATGACCCGCAGACCTGTCCCCCCGAACGGGCGCACCCGCCGCGTTTCGCCCAGCAAAGACTGGATCGCGCCGATCGGCGGCTGGCGAACCGATGTCGAGATGGCGGATATGCCTGCCGATGCCGCCTTTCAGCTCGACAACTTCTTTCCCGAGGCCAACCGGGTGCGCGCCCGCTATGGGTCGCTCGCCTTTTCCACCGGCCTCGGCGGCGACGTGCAGACTGTTATGCCCTATTCGGGCGCCACCAACCGGCTTTTTGCCGCAGCCGGTGACAAGATATTCGACGTCACTGTCGGCGGCGCCGTCGGTGCGCCTGTCGTCTCCGGCATGGCCAGCGCCCATTGGTCGGTGCAGCAATATACCAACCCGGCCGGCCAGGAGTTCCTGCGTCTCGTCAACGGCCTCGACACGCCCTTGCTCTTCAACGGCACCGCCTGGACGAACAATTTTCTTGTCGGCACAGCAACACTTGCCACCCAGAACGTCGCCGTTCGCAACACGCCCTACATGCTGAGCTTCTTCGGCACCGGCTCCGTCACGCTTTCCGGCGCCTTCACCGGCACGCTGAACGGAACTGGTATCAACAACCGGGTGTCGCTCGCCTTCACACCGGCGGCCGGCACGCTTGTCGTCACCGTTTCGGGCTCGGTCACCAATGCGCAGCTTGAAAAGGGCGCGGTCGTGACACCTTACGTGCCCTCGACGATGATCACGGGCATTTCGGACGCCTCGCTGCTGATCGCGGTGACGGCCTATCGCTCGCGTCTGTGGTTCATCGAGAAGAATTCGACCAATGTCTGGTATCTCGCCACCGATGCCGTCAGCGGCGCGGCGACGGTTCTGCCGGTCGGCGGCAACATGAAATATGGCGGCACGCTGGTTGCGATCAACGTCTGGACCATCCCCGTTTCCACGGGTCTGCAGCAGTGCCTGGTGCTGATCTCCTCGGAAGGCGAGGTGATCGTCTTCCAGGGATCGGATCCTTCGAGTGCTTCCAACTGGGGCCTGATCGGCACTTTCAAGCTCGGCCGGCCGCTCGGCACCGATCGCTGCCTGCTCTCCGTCGGCGCCGATCTGGCGATCATGACGACGGATGGCATCGTGCCGATCAGCAAGGCGGTGCAGCTAGACCGGGGCGCCACCAGCCTCGGCGCGATCACCGCCAAGATCGGCCCGACCTGGCGCGAGACCGTGGCGGCGATCGGCACGACGTCCGAGGAGTGGCAGCTTTCGAGCTTTCCGGCGCGGCAAATGGCGATCGTCAACCTGCCGTCCTCCTTCGGCCCCTATCAATATGTCATGAACACCGAAACCGGGGCCTGGTGCCGCTTCGTCGGCATGCCGGCCTCCTGCTGGGCGACATGGCAGGACCGGCTGTTCTTCGGCAGCGCCGACGGCACGGTCCGTGAGGCGGAAACCGGCGCCAACGACAATGGCGTGGCGATCGATGCGCTGATGGTCGGTGCCTGGAGCCGCTACGGCGACGGGCTCTCGACCAAGCTCTCGAAGCTGATCGGGGTGACGGCGCAGATCGGGGTGTCGACGCTGATGTATGCCGGGATCTCCGTGGACTATCAGACCAAGATTCCGACAGCCCTTCTGTCGTCGGTCGAAAACAATGCTGCGGCGAAATGGGGAACGGCGATCTGGGGTGTCGCGAAATTCCCCGGCATTTCGCTCGTCCGCAAATTCGCCTCCGCAGGGGGCGCGGGTTCGGCGCTCGCGCCGACGATCCGTGCGCTGATCTCGGGTTCATCGGGCTCCGTCTCCGAGGCGGCGGTGATCGGCGGCTCCGTGCTTTATGAAAAGGGCGCGCCGATTTGATCGTCTCCGAACCGCGCGAGGAGATCGCGGCCTGGGTCGGCAACAGGATCGGCGTCGTCTTCTATCCGCCTTACACCACGCTCGCCCATGTCGACCGCGGCCGGATCATCGCCGGCTTCGTCTTCAACGTCTGGACCGAACATGACGTCGAGGTTTCGCTTGCCGCCGACCGGCTGACGCTGACGCTGATGCGATCGGTCTTTCACTACGTGGTTCGCCAGCTCGGCTGCCGCCGGGCAACCGCAAGGACCCGCGCCGACAATATCGAGGCCCAGACGGTTCTGGCCCGGCTCGGCGCCCGTTTGGAAGGCCGCCAGCAAGCCTATTTCGGCGACTGCGACGCGCTGCTTTACGCAATCATGAAAGAGGATTTTCCCTATGGTCTCCACGCCGAAGGCCCCGAAGGCGCCTGATCCGACCCAGACCGCAGCGGCGCAGACGGCCACCAACGTCGACACCGCCATCGCCAATGCGGGCTTGAGCCACACCAACCAATACACGCCGGATGGCTCGCTGGAATACAAGGTCAGCGGCTACCAGACGATGAAAGACCAGACCGGCAAGACCTATCAGCTGCCGACCTATTCGGCCTATCAGACCTATTCGCCGCAGAATCAGGCGATCTATGACCAGTCACAGCAGACGCAGCTCGGGCTGGCGAAGCTCGCCAACCAGCAGACGGCCAAAGTCTCCGGTATCCTCGGAACGAACGTCGATCTCAGCGCCGGCAATGTCGACAAATATGTCAACAATCACTGGCAGTCCGGCTTCAACAACCAGTGGGACCGCGATCAGGCAAGCCTCGATCAGAGCCTGGCCGACAAGGGCATCTCGATGGGCTCGGCCGCCTACAACAACGCCATGCGCGATTTTTCAACGCGCAAGCAGGCCGCCTCCGACCAGTATCTCGGCGACATGTATTCCAATGCCCAGAACTCGATCCTGACAGAGCGAAACCAACCGCTGAACGAGATTTCGGCGCTGATGTCTGGCTCGCAGGTTCACCAGCCGAGCTATGTCAACACACCGACGACGCAGCTTCCGACTGTGGATCAGGCCGGGCTGATCAATGAGAACTTCAATCAGCAGATGGGCCTCTACGACCGGCAGGTCGCCCAGTCGAACGCAGCGATGGGTGGGCTCTTCGGTCTCGGCGGCTCGCTGCTCGGCGGCTGGGCGAAATCCGACCGTCGGTTGAAGGAAGACATCAAACGCGTCGGCACGTTGGAGAATGGCCTGCCGGTCTACGCCTTCCGTTACAAGGACGGCGGCCCGACCCAGATCGGCCTCATGTCCGATGACGTGCGCAAGGTTCACCCGGACGCGGTGTTCGAACATCCAGACGGGTTTGACCGCGTCGATTACGAAAGGGCGGTGAACTGATGGCATATATCTTCGGCGGCGATACCGGCAAGACGCAGGGCGACCTTAGCGACCAGCGCAAGCGGCTGGCTTACGCCATGCTGCAGCAGGGCATGGATCCGAGCCCGGTGCAATCGCCGTGGCAGGGTGCGGCACGGCTTGCGCAGGCGCTGATGGGCGGGCTGGATATCAGACAGCAGAATGAGGAGCAGCGGGCAGGGACTGCCGAAGCTCCCGCCGCGCCGATGGGCACGCCTTCCATTTCGCCGGTGAAATTTCCCGGCTTCCCGCCGTCCTTGTTCGGCGGCAAGCGCAATGCTGCGTGAGAACCCATGTCCCTTCGCCGCCGTCTAGGGCGCCAGCATCCACCCGCGGTTTAGCAGCCTCCCGCCGCCGGATTTTTCCGCCGAGCGGACAATGCCACTCCTTCAAACCAGAATCCGATGAGCGGCCCGCGAGCTAGGCGTTTCTGAGGGCTGGAAGCCTTGTCGATCACAATCACCATCCACAGGAGGTCGTAATGCCAGATCCTAACAAAACTCCGGCTGCCCCGCCGAGAAACTTTGCCGAACTCAGAGCTGACCCCTACGCGGGGCAATCGGGCGATCTGTCGGTTAACAATGTCCTACGCGCCATCAGCCGCGGAACTGTCGCCGGTCCCTATCTCGACGAAATGGACGCTGGGACAAATGCATTTCTGGCGCCCGTTTTTGACCCACTGCTGCCTGATGGGTTGTTTCCGCCGCTGCCGGGTCGAACGTTTGCAGAGCGGTATGATAACGCACTCGCTATTCAGCGCGGGATGGATCGGGCCTTCGACGACCAGCATCCCTATATCTCCAAACCGTTGCAATATCTCGGAGATGTGGCCTCTGAAGCGGCTTTTAAGTTACCCTCAGGGAGGATGAGCGACATCGGGCTCGCTGCCGTTCAAGGTTTCGGCGCCGGGGAAGGTGGTTTCGGCAACCGAGTCGAGCAGGCATTTCAGGATGCTACCGAAGAGGCTTTCAAAAGATTCGGTATGGATGCCTTAAAAAGACGCGGTATGATGCCAGCGGAAACCAGTGCCGAAGCTGGTCGTAAAGCTGGCGCGAAGGCTGCTCTTACGCGCGCGCTTCTTAGAGTCCGAGGTCGAAACGACGGTGGCGGTGGCGGCTGGTAACCTACCCCCGCATATCTTTCCACAAAATAGCCCGGCGCCATCACAGTCAACTCGATCTGAAACTGATCGACCACCCATCGGGCGGGGCCTGTCCTGAGCGGGGACCATGAGGCAAACATCATGATCGCGACGATCTTGATCGCTCTGTGTCACGGTTCGTTCGGCTCGTAATCACTCTGCATGCCGCAACCGATATTATACGATTCGAGGCCTCGCAATTCGCGGGGCCTTTTCTTTTGGAGAAGGTGAATGCCCAGAAACCCATCAACCGGCATCTATTCCAAACCCGCCGGGACGGCACCTTCCGTCGGTCAGCTTATCGACCCGGTGCCGTGGAATGCGCTGACCACCGACCTCGGCAACGAAATCACCAACTCGCTGCCGCGTGATGGTTCGGCGCCGATGGTCGCGCCAATCAAGGCGGCCGACGGTTCCGCTGCAGCGCCGGGCGTAGGGTTCGCCTCAAATCCGTCGACTGGTATCCATCTCAAGGCGGCCGGCGTAGGCGCACTGGTCGCTAGCGGCGTGGAAATAGCGAACTGGTCTGCGTCCGGCCTCACTGTTACCGGTGCTGTCAGCGGCGGCGTCAAATATGTTACCAAAAACGCCAACTATACTGCGGTTGTTGCCGATGCAGGGACCGTCCTTCGGTTCACCGCCGCTGCTACTCTCACGCTTGCAGCCGCTGCGACGTTGGGGGCGGGATGGCCGGTGACTGTCGTTGCAGATGGCGGTGGGGTTACCATTGATCCTGTTGCATCGGAGACTATCAACGGGCTGGCGACCCTCATCGTGAAGAATGGCTCGACGGCTGAGATCGTTTGCGATGGAACCAATTTCTTCACGATCTTGCGAACGCAGCCGTGGGAAATGATCGGCGATTTCACGGTTGCTGCCTTGTCTGCGTCTTTGTCGGTTACTGATCTGTCGGCATATAGGAAGCTCCGAATCTCTAGCAACGTTACGCCAAGCGCGACCGCCCAGTTTTTCCTACGGACAAGCACGAACAACGGCAGCTCTTATGATAGCGGCGCAACGGATTATACGTGGCAGGTTATTTTAGGGAGGACTTCATCAGTCACGGCAGGCAGTGCGCAGGCTGCTGGCGTAGCATTATTTGCCAGCACTCCAGACGCCTCCAGTGCCGCCACTTTTGAAGTCATCATTGAGAATTTCAATAAGGCTGCGGTCATGCAGGCAATAGCAAACTCATTCAGCGTAAGTGGGGCATTGACATCTGTCGGGATGAGCGGGGGAGCACGAGTTGCTGCTACTGCAAGGAACGCCCTCCAGATCCTTCCTGCATCCGGGACGTTCAGCGGCCAAATTACAGTCGAAGGGATACGCGGATGATCAAGAACGTCAATGGCGCCGAAATCGAAATGACCGCGGAGGAGATTGCTGCGTTTGAAGCCGGTCAGGCCAGCCTGAACATCCCGCCGCCGGTCGGTAGCGTCTCAGCCCGTCAATTCAAACTTCAACTCTTCGCGGTCGGCGTACTCGATACCGTCGATGCCTGGGTTGCGCGACAGCCGCGCGATGTCCAGATCGCTTATGAATATAGCGGCACCTTCGTGAAAGGCAGCCCGATGATGGCCGCCGGCTTCGCGGCGATGGGGTTCACTCCGCAGCAGATCGACGGCTTCTTTGCCGCCGCTGCGCTGCTGTAGTCTTCACCTTGGATATTTATCTCGAAAGACAACGCCACTCTCCAGCCGCACAGCCCAATCGGGCGCATACTCAAACCTCACCGGAGAACTATAGGATTGCTCCACTGCATCTGCCCATCCGCCTCCGGCATTGAACCAAGGTCGCGGGGAAAGGCCGGAGGCGTAGATGTTTGACGTGACGAGGATGGCCGCAGCAATAGCCCCGGCAATCTTCGGTATAGGTCCGCTTTCTCGAACGGCGGAAAGCCCGACAAGCAGCCAGATCACGCCCTGCACATACCAGTATCGATCGGCGACCAGGCCAGTAATAAAGATGTCGGTATCATGCCGGAATTTCGCTACAACGATTGCGGTCAGAAGAACCGACGAGCCTATGAGGAGCGCTCTTTGAAGCTTGTGCGTCCCGAAGAATACAGAGATGACGCACAGTGCGATTGCCAATATGGCCACAAGGCCGCCGCCTGCCGACAACTCGAGAATTCGACCAAACAACCAGGCTGCATCGCTTCCGCCATGTGGCGTTGGGTTGTTTGGATAGAGCATCACCTCGATGAGTTGGATTGGCGCGCTCGCCACCGCGATCAGCGCCGGCGCGTTGATTTCGCGGCGCTTCAGGAAGTCATTGGCGAGCACGAAAAGATAAGCTGGCGCGAAAGCGATCGTAAACGGCCCGCTGGTTGAGGCCAGCAGGGCGAAAACTATTCCCTCGGCCTTGGATATACCACCCGCCCGGATCGCCAGCAAAAGAAGCGTCGGGGCGAGCAACCATTGCAGGTTTGTCACGCTGCCAATCGGCTCGACCCAGCCATTAGCCAGAACGAGCGCGGCGCCGGCCAAAATCCCGGCAAAACCGCCGATGCTCCGCGCGATGATCGACGCCGACCAGCCGGTGAAGAATAGCACAAAGAACAAGAACACTTCCGGTGCGTACCGTATTGGGAAGGCCAGAGACGCCAGGCTGATCAGTCTCGGGACAGTGTGCAGATACCCGGCATAAGATTGGAAAAGACTGAAAATGCCGTCGTGCTGGGCTTGTATGAGGAAAGCGTACAAATCCTCAGCCCAAAAACGTGCCGGCCAGATGTCTGGCGCGCGCAGATAGAGAATTGCGAGCGTGATGATGACTGATGCGATCCAATTCATAGGCCCGCTCTTATCAACGCGCGTATAGCGGGTAAAGCCCCCACCGCGTACCCGATTCATCCTTAACCGTTTTCGACAATCTGGAGATATCCATGAACCGCGAAGCATTCTACGCGGCGCTGCGGCGCCGTGGGAATGGCGTATTCAGCGTTGGTCCCGCCAACCAAGCTTGGCAAGCGCACCCTAGCGCTTCTCCATCAGGAACCACGTCAAGTCATCTGCCGGGAAAATGTCCCGATGGTAGATAAACCCATAGTCAACAAGCCTTAGGCTCGGGTATAGATCCATCATCTCCCCGGCGAAATCGCGCTTCCACAGCCTACCGTTATGGCCGCGATAGGAAACTTCGACCGGGCTCGGGTTGTAGTACTCGGCAACAAGCACATAGCGGCTGCTGGCTTCATACAGGCGCTTGTAGGCTACCGGCAGCATGTCAGGGTTCAAATGGATCAGAACCCCGGCAGTGAATGCCAGGTCTGTCGGCGCCCAATCGATGGGATCAAACAAGGAAGCATTGGCGGCGGTAATGTCGGGGATGACGTTTAATTGCTTGAAGGCGCTGCCGTTGATTTCGATGGCCTGAAACTCGGCGTTTGGAAGGAGATTTCGCAACGCCAGGATGTTCAACCCAATGTTGGCCCCTAACTCCCTGACCGATTGAACTCGATCGGTGTAGCGCAAGATCTTAGCAAACATGGCGGTCTTCGCTGCGACGACCGCCGGCCCTTGATTGCGGGAGATATAGTTATCTCCAAATTCGCCGGCCCAAAATTCTTCCTGTTCAGTTTCAAACATGATTGCTCTCCCACGGCGATGCACAATTACCGCTTGGGGTTAGTGCATCATGCCTAAGATATCCAGTGTTAAATCCTCGCAATCTGGAGCCTCCCATGCGTCTCGCATCCGACTGGAAGCGCACGCTTCTCTATGCCTATTCGGTTAGGTGGTGGGCAGCGGCATCGCTGATCATCCTTGTCGAGCCCTTCGTCGGCCTCCTCGTCGATCTTTCCGACGACTGGAGCATCGACGTCCGTTTTGCCCTCCGGTCCCTCTCGGGGATCTTCGGCCTTCTCGGCATCTGGGCACGCGTCACCAAGCAAAAGGAATTCGAAGATGGCAAATAGGCTCAAGAAGGGCAGCGCCGCCGCTGCAATGGCTGTTGCGTTGGTAGGTTCTTTCGAAGGCCTTCGCCAGAACGCCTATCCCGATCCGGCCACTCAAGGCCAGCCCTGGACGATCTGTTATGGCAGCACCAATGGCGTGAAGCCTGGGGATCACAAGACTGTGGAGCAGTGTAAGGCGCTGCTGGCGCTGGAGCTCAAGATCTATGCGCGCGGCGTCGAAGGCTGCGTGCGCCTGCCCTTGCCGGATGCGCGCTTCGTGGCGCTGACCTCCTTTGCCTATAATGTCGGCGTCAAGGCGGCCTGTAGCTCCAGCGTCGTCAAACTCATCAACCAAGGCAAAACGGCTGAAGGCTGCGAAGCCCTCCTGAAGTGGAACCGCGCCGCCGGCATCGTCTTTCCGGGCCTTGTCAGGCGCCGGCAGAAGGAACGCGCCTTCTGCCTCGAGGGCATCTGATGTTCTCTATCCTCGACGCATTCAAAATGGGCGCCGGCATCGCCGCCGGCCTGATGCTCTATCACCTTTATGCCGTCTCGATCGGCTATCCCTCGGCGGTTCGCGAGGCGCGCGCCGGTTATGTAATCCTGGCCGAGAGGACCTCAGCCGCTGCCAAGGCGGCTGAGATGGAGCGCCAGCGCAACGCGGCGTCACAAGCCACCGAAGAGCATCGCAAGCGCCTGGCGGCCACCGAACGCGCCGAGCAGTCCGCCAGAGACACACTCGAAACCGAGATCCAATCCTATGAGCTTCAGCGGGAAAAGAACCACGCTTGCGCTGTCACTGCTGCTGATCGTCAGTGGCTGCTCCACCACTGAGCGCGTGAACAGGGCAGCCGTGATGAAGGGGCAGGCGGCGGCCGGCATTGCGCTGCCGTCTTTGCCCGACGATCTGCGCAGACAGGAGGCGCATGCGCCCGTCGTGGAAGGCGAACCCGTCATCGCCATCCTCGCCCGCGAACGGCAAGCGCTCGACCGGGCCAACGCCCGCCAGGCGCGCACCATCCAGTTCTACGACGACCTCACCAACAGATATGGAACACGCCCATGATGAACGCCATCTCGCTTGCCTTGACGAATCCGATGCTGAGCGGCGGCGGGGCCGGAGATCCCGATCGCTACATGTTCTTTGCGACCCGCAACCGCATGCCGTCGGGCACGATCGTCACCGCGGCATCCGGCACGAATTATGTGTGCAGCAAGATCGTCGTCAACACGCCGCAGTATAAGACGCGCACGTTCCGCTTTCACCTCTCGGGCTTCGCCTCGACGGAAGGCGGCAACGCGCCGCAGGAAACGGTGGTCACCGGCACGATCGGCGCGCCCGGCAATTCCGTGGTGGCGGATGCGATGTTCATTAGAGCCGCCGGCACCTTCTACCAATGCACCTTCGCCGGCCTGAACACGGTGACGGTGGCCGACCAGACAAACGGCGCCTGGACGGATGAACTGACCATTCCCGATGTCGATCCGGAAAGCGAAATCGAGATCTGGCTGTTTTATCACACCGCCGTCGGCGACAAGATCTGGCCGGTCTACCGCTTCCAGAAACATCGCGGCGAGCGCGTCTGGGGCGCCGGCGATCTCGCCACTCTCCTGGCCTTCAAGGACACGCCGCTCGCCGACAGCACGGCAGCGCTCGACACCAACTACGCCACTCAGACACAGCCGCAATATTATGGCCCGGACTTCATGGTCGCCAAGGGCGATTGGGATGGAAGGCCGGTCGCTCTTGCTGTCGTCGACAGCCTGGGTGAAGCGCGCCAGCAGTTTTCCGCAGCGGCCGACGCGCGCGGCAATCTCGGCTGGTTTCGCCGCTGGCTCGACAAGGACGGCGGCATCGGCCGCATTCCGCATCTGATGATCGGTATGCCGGGGAACGGTTCCGTGCGCGAGCTCACCGGCACCGGTTCTGCGATCGCCACCCGGCGCTGGGCCATTCTCGATGAGATCACCGCCTTCAACAACAATAAGAAGCCGTTCACCGTCATCGCCAACCAGATGGGGCAGAACGACACGGCCGCGACCTACACTGTTTACTTCAACACCAACTATCGAAGCCTGGTCACCAGGCTTCGGGCGCGTTATTCCGGCGTCAAGATCGTCGCCTTCCCGCCGCTCGGCCGCACGGCTTCCACCCGCACAGTCACCCTGACATCGGTCGGTACCGTCGTCACCGCAACGATCGCCTCCGGCATCAACGGATTGGTGACGGGGCAGACGGTTTCGATCTCCGGCGCCACGCAGACAGAATATAACGGCAATGTGGTCATCACGGTCACCGGGCCGAACAGTTTCACCTACAATTTCGCGGGATCTGCGACCACGCCGGCAACAGGCACGATCAGCGCCAACGACCTCTATCTCCGGGCGGAGTATCAAAGCTTTTCAACCAACAACACCTGGCCGGCGGATGGCACGGATGCTTCCGGCAAATGGCGCCTTCGTAACGACATTCTTGCGAAAACGAATGCTTGCTGCGACGAGGCGATCGACACCTACGCGGCATGGGTTTCCGGCTTCCGGGATGGCGTCTGGCCGGGCATGCTGGAGCTGCCGAGCACCGTGGTGACGGTGCAGTCGGGAACGGACGGGGTTGCGACCTACACGACGATCGAAGTGGCGGATGCCAGCATTTTCGCGCCGGAGCAGGAGATCAACACCTATGCCGGGCCGGATGGCATTGCACGCCTGTCGACCACCTCGATCGCCAGCATCTCCGGCAATACGATTACCATCTCGATCCCGCGCGCCACGGTGCTACCGGTCGGCTCCATCGTGCGCCCGAGCGTCACGCCGGATGGCGTTCATCCCTACGGCGCTGTGATCGACGGTGTCGCCAATGGCATTCCCCAGTCCGAAAAGTTGAAATTTTATCCCTAGGTAAGCACCGAGAGCGATGACATCCAATGACGATATCCTCCGCGCGCTCGGGCGTGTCGAGGGCAGGCTGACAGGCATCGAGGACAATGTCGCGCTTCTGCGCAGGGAGGTCAGCGACGAAAAGACCAACGCGCACGACAGCCGCGCCGTGATCCACGCGCGGCTCGATGAGCAAGCCAGACAGATCGCCCATCTCGATACCAGCGTGGCGATCAGCGGCGGCGCGGATGCGCAGATCCGCCAGGAGATCAGGAGCCTCAAAGAGACCGTCGAGAAGAACCAGGAGATGGTCGCGCCGGCGCTTGAAGACTGGAAACGGATGAAATCGATCGGCTATGGCATCTCCGGGCTGATCGCCTTTGCCGGCCTGACGATCGGTGGCATTATTGCCTATGCGAGCGATGGCGCGGTGGCGGCGTTGCGACATTGGTTGAAGATCAATTGAGTTGAGGGCGCCGATTGTCTGCGGCTTCGAACTCCATCGCACTCGCAGCACGCCTCAATCAGCCGTTTTTTGATCGGCGGAGCTACGTTGCCAAATCGAACAAAGCAAAACCCTAAATTTTAGACATCGCTAACGAACAAATCGGCCGCCTGTTGGTTCTCCTCTCAGGAGGAAACGGTCATGAAAACCATGAGCAATCGCCAAGTTCGCATTCCCGGCCCGCGAGAGCACGATGTTGCCGAGCATTGCCGCAAGTTTGGGATCGGCCCGGCGGAGGAGAAGAAGCTGAAGAAACTTCTCGGGTCTCGGGCGCCGCTCCATGAAATCCAGGCCAATGCTCCGCCACGGCAGCCAAGGTGGCGTTAGAGAATTTCGGGAAAACTGCGAAGCGGTTTCCGTCGGGAAGTGCGTAAAACAAAGTTTGGAGCGGTTCAGCTTTCATCAAGGCTGAGCCGCTTTAACGTGAGAAGGGGACGGCGCATCTGATTGTTTCACGCGGCATTACAGCAATGATTCAAAGATTGAGCGGAACAGAGCAGTGCCGCAAACGCTCGCGAAAGAGGTATTGTTGCCTGGGTTTGAAATGGGCGATCTTGCTTGCACATGAGCCGGTTGTTCGGCTCGTTCCGCTTCGCTCCGCTGAAAGCCCCACTCCGGCGGGGTTTTTGTTGGCGCGGGATGTGGCCGTCGATTTTCGCCCGGCCGGAGCCTGTCCGTATGACGGCTGCCGTCTTGCCCGGACAGGTTGTCTATTATCCCTCTGTCGGTTTTCCCGGGGGGTGTGGTGTCGGATCTCTGCCGGGAACTTCCACCAATATCGGGGGTTTTGCCCGCGGATCGCGCGGTAGGTTTCGTCTCCTGTACCCACTGCTACCCCTGCAGTTGCTGCGCGGTCCACTGATATCAACGGGATGACGGATGAGGCTTTGCATCTCGGCGATCGCCAGCGGGCGAAGCCGTCTGTCGTTCGTCATCGGCGTCTGGAGATTCAGCCCTTCGAAGACGCAGGTGTGTGTGTGTTTGTGTCGACGTCCGCATGTGAAATGGCTCACGACGGCACAGCTGCGCGGGGGTCGCCTATCAGTGCCGCAGTTGGCGCGACAGCATCAGGATGTAATCGTCGGCGATATCGGCAACCACCATGGCGGCTTCCGCGGCCGTGTATCCCCTGCCGACGGCGTCGCTGACGATCTTCATGACGGCGGGTTCAAGTGCTTCCCGGCAGTCGGAAAGGCTTTCGGCATGCGGGCATTTGGCACGAAATTCCAATACGTTGTTCATGGCATACCCTCCATTTGATGTTGCTGCGCCCTATGCGTCAGTTGCCCGATCCCCGGAAGAACCAAGCCTTGGTCCCGGTGGAGCGTCGCTCGCGGGGACCAGAATGACTATCGTAAGAATACGATGGCATAGGCCGCCACGTATTCAAGCGCGCGCTGATATTAAGGTAAGCCAGTAGGGTTAATTCGTCCGCTGATGTTGCATCGTGGCATCGGAGGCTGCCGCAGGCCGGATTGCGATAAGAGGCGGCGCCTCCGAGGTTGTCTTCGGTCAGACGCTGATGCGGCGGCCGGCCTTGTCTGCTTCTTTGCGATTGGCGCCGTGTTTTTCGATGATGGTCCTGGCATCCTCGTTGGAAATGCGGTGTTTTTTCGCGAAGTAGATGACATCGTAGGGGCCGTCAGTCGTAGCCGCTTTGGCGGGCTGGACCTTATTCGCTTTGTCATTGGTCATGATTTTTCCTTCCTTGGAAATGTTGGGCTGGCCACCAGTCCATGTCGGCGCATACCAGCACCTATCGTCTCCGGATCGGGGATCGGAGAACCGGCAATCTCAACTCGGTGTCTGTCGAAGACTTGGCTTCGTCCGCCCTATCGATGCGCCCGGGCCGTCATATGTTTTTCCCAGATCTGCGTCGCCTGCGCTGCCGTGCCGGTCTTGTGGAAGCGCAGCAGGTGCAGTCCTTCCGCCCGTCGTTTCTCGTTGAAGGCGCTGTTTTCGTAGTCGGTGCCTTCGACAATGCTCTCGCTTTGAAGAACGGCCTTCAATTCCTGCACATAGTGTCCGGTGATGTTGAAAAGCGCTTCATTCTCGGGTGCGTCTGTCAT